CTCTTTTTCATACGATACTTCACTCCCATTACGCGATCGGAATTGTAAAATACTTTCTCCATTTTCAAATGCTAGCTGTTCTCCAGATGATACTTCACGAAACTCCAATTGCATTTGCCCTAAATATAGATACAACCCTTTTATCTGTTTTTTTACCCTTGTAAATATCTTGTTATATCAGTGTTTTCCTTCATAACCTTTTCTAAATGTTTTATATCTTTTTCTACAAAGTGGGGCAAAGGTGGGGCGTAACTAAGAAAAAGGGGGCAAAAGAGCTGGGTTTTCATTCAGCTCTTTTTTATTGAAATTCTGGGACAACATACACTTTCACATAAACACCATTCTTCATTGCAAACTGCTCTAAAGTTTTTTGCCTGTATTCCGTTACGGTAAAAAAATGAACGATTGGCACCTTGCCATTATACTTCTCCTTATAATAAATAGTAAATTCACCATACCTTTTAAGCTTTTCGTTATTTACAGACATCATCTGAGTCCGATCTATTTCTACAGCATTTAAAATCCCCTCTTCATCTCGGAATTTTACATCTGGAATAATTGTCTTCTTTTTATCATCTATTTTATAACGTATAGGTGTTTCTATCTGCCAGTCATCCGGACAAAACAGATAGAGCCAAGCTTCATTTCTCATTAGGCTGTGTGCTAATCGAATTGTTGGTACTATCTTTTCTGTATCATCAAATAGCGCACGCCCTTTTTTATTTAAGTAATATACATATTCTTTTTTATACACTGTACTATTAACGAACGATCCCAAATCCTTTAATATACGGTTTGCATTTCTGATGCCACCTAAATCATGTATAGCCATTAAATGCCTACGTGTAGCAAATTTCAGCTTTCTAATCGAGGTCAGAATCATCATCTGACGATTCAATTTGATGTGTGTTTGTATGTTCATGTTTCTCCACCTCATATTGTTTTAGTACATCCCACATCGTTTCATTAGAAATATAAGGTACTTGAATTTCTGTTAATCTATCCGTTTTAAACAAAGCGCGTCCAGGTATACTTTTAATTGATTCCAATCCACATTCATCTATAACTACTTGAGAAGCTGTTTGTGTCGGTAATCTAAATCCAAGCTTCGCATCTGAATTTTGCTTGACTTGTCGCGGTAATGTATCTCCAGTCGGATATTGTGTACAAAAAATCAACCTGAATCCAAGTGCCCCGCCAATCCTCGCTATATAAGAAAGCATTCTCTGACAAGCAATTAATAACTTTTGCTGCTCTTTGCTCATACTTTTATCCGGGCAAAGTTCAGCACCTTCATCAACTATGACAAAATGTCGTTCTTTTATATTTGTTTCTACAACGTTTGTATAGTGCCTTTCCTTCATATAGCACATTTTTTCTTCCATCTTTTCAAGAATTGTATTTAAAACTTGAAACGCTTGAATCGGCTTTTCCGCTATAGATTCAACTTGCTTTAAATTTTGATATGGCCCGAATTCTAATCCGCCTTTTAAATCAACAATGTATAAATGCGTATGGTCTGATTGTGCTGTAATAAGAGATGTCATTACATTCTTTAAAAATACGGTCTTCCCCATACGTGTTAAACCACCTAAAGTCATATGTGGGGTTTTATCAAAATCATGATAAATCAATTCTTCTAAGCTTTGCCCTATAGGGACAAGCCATTTCCCTTGTTCAACTAATGTTTCGGACCATCTCCACTTATTAGGTATGTCTTTATGAAATACTCGAATGCTTAATTTATAATTATCAAAATGAATCCGAACTGGTTTGTTTAACCCCTCACTCACAACATCCTCAACTTTTTGAATAATTTTACTCGGCATACCTACAGGTAAAGTGTAAATATATGTTGTGCTGCGATCATCATCAATTTGTTTTTGGAACTTAGGATAATGCAACTTATCGTCCCTTTTAATAGCAATCCCACTCACCTCGAAAAAGACTTGAATCTTCTTTTTATCATCATCTTTTCGTTTGAACTTATCACTTACTAATGCATAAGTTAGTGCTGCCGTGGGAACCAGTAATAACTCCAACATAAACATTTCCCCCTTACATATCCTATAAGGATATCATTGCACTCTTTTGGCATATGACGGGACAAGGCTTTCTTTATACCTTCTCTGTTATCCCACCCTTCCATATTGTATTCCTTCATAGAAACACCATTAGCACATAACGTAGAAGATATAAGAACGAGCCTGTGAGCGTTGTGTACAAGGTAATACGTGGAAGCCAATGTGGAACACTCTTCCCCATTTTTTCTGCTGCCTTCATCGCGATTACTGACAAGCCTGTTGCTGTCCAAATGATTACCGCTTCCCCTGCAAGAGTCATGTTTATTCCTCCTCTTCCTTTTCACGAAAGGCAATACCTTTTCTCGTTAGGACGACATCATAACAATCCATTAGAATTTCCCAGTTTAAAACATCTTCTTCCTCTCCATATAGATCTTCTTCTAATACCTGAGACAAACTGAAATATCCTTTATATTCTTTTCGATCATAAACTTCATGGCTTTTCATGTGAGTTAAAATTGATTCTGTCTCTGCTCTTGATCTGGATTCATTGTACATTGAGCGTAATTCCTTTGACGGATGAAGATATGAAGTTGTGTTCAGATGATTATACTGCCAACGCATGTAATTCTCTCCCTTCTTGATGTCCTTAGTTCCACTTGGTATTCCTCGTGGTCTTGATATAGGTATATGAACTAGAAGCAAATACATTGCCTGTCCACCTTAAATTTATTTTTTAAAAGGACAAAAATGATTTCAGACGAATATACATATAGGAGGTGGTATAATGCTCCATAGTAATTTGAAACAAATTGTAGATGAGAAAGGATTAAGATATGGATTCATTGCGAAGAAAGTAGGCATAGCAAATTCCACAATGACAAATTTATTACAAGGTGGATCGCCTACGCTTTTAGTAGCAATTAGAATAGCAAAGGTTCTTGAAAAGAAAGTCGAAGATATTTGGTTTGAAGAAAACATTTAATACAAGAAGGTGGAATCTTTCATGAAAAAAGGACAACAAATTGTATTATGTCCACAATGTGGAGGGAATAAGGTAAAGAGTCCTGCATTAGCATTCAAAGAAATGCTTTGGATAGCTGTATTTTCATGCATTACCATTATTGGAATACCTATTGGAATAATTTTATTTTTCGTAGCTTTGAGATTTAAATATACAAAAATGAAATTAAAATTCAGATGCGTTGAATGTACACATGAGTTTCGAGTTGAAGAGAGTACCTTTAATGAATATATCAAGGCCATTAGTTGATTTCTATTCCCAATAAAAAATTTTGTCCATTTATATAGGGGGAACTATTATGAAGGTCATTCGATCTATTTTTAACGCATATCGTATATTCGGTAAAATATTGAAACCTGTATTACGCGCATTGAATAAGAAGTAAATTAAAAAATCATAGAAATAAAAAAAGAACCGTCAAAATGACGGCTCTTTTTGTTTACAAAATTATTCTTTTGTATAGAAGTATTTAAGTCCTTTAGCATCTAACCATGCTGTTGCTCGATCTAGTTCATTCCCTTGGCGATAATTTGTCTCAAATCTAACTAAACCTTGTTTATCGCCACAAGAAATAATACGAGACTCATATCCTAAAGCATCCATCATTCCTAACATTTCTGGTACTAACGCTGTTCCAAATTCATACGTAACAACTTTATTATATTTATTCACTATAATCTCCACTCCTTCATCTTTTTGACTCGTTTGCGTTAATTGTGATTTAAACCATTCAACTCTTCCCTCGTCTAACATTCTGTGCGGGCAATATTTTCCGTTTCGCTCTTGGTGTGTTTTTACTTTAGAAATCGGAATATTGAATGTATCCATTAATTGACGAATAACTTTGATAGCATTTAGCTCTGCCTTTCGATATCTTTCTCCACCTGATTTTGAGTAACAAATTTCCACACCAATACTATGACGGTTACCTCTACCATAAGTGCCGTCTCCAGCGTGCCATGCATTTCTGTTAAAAGGAATTAGTTGAATAGCTTCCTTATCATCTACAGCTACATGAAATGAGGTTCCAGTGCTATTGTTAGCAACATTATTACGCTCATTTATAGCTGGAGCATCATTATACGTGTTGTGGAATGTAATTTCTGTCGGATTCATTTCATATGGGCATAAAACCACATATCTACTTTCTGGAACTAACATTTTTTTAATTTCCATTACTTGATCTCTCCTTTTCTCTCCTCTTGTTTTTGTTTACCACCCAAAATCTCAACTGCGTTTGTTAAAGCTTGTGGGAGTGGAATGCCCATTCGTCCAGCATTTTCTAAAAGTGAAAGCAACTCATTGCCCATGAAGAAGAAAATAGTCGCTTCACGAATAGCACTGTTACTTCCCAGTGCTGAATCTAGTTGAGCGGCCGCTCCGACCAAAAGAAAAAGCACCACCTTTTTGGCGATGCCTTTGAAACCAACTTTACTTTTTAATTCTCCGTTATATCCTGCTGCAATCATGCCAGTTAAATAATCAATAACTGCCATCGTCACTAAGATTTTCAATGTTGCATCCCATCCTCCCAAGAAATACCCACAGAAGCCACCAAACGTAGCTATAAATGCTTTCAATAATACATCAATGCGATCCATCTTTTCCTCTCCTTTTTAAGCTGCAAAATAACTTGAGTCCATTCCAAATATTTCTGCAATATCTTCCTCACTTCTATCTTTCAAATAAGATTCAGTTGTGGAAATATCAGAATGATTAGCGAGTGATTTTAATTTCTCAAGCGGTACCCCTTGAACTTTTAAATTATCTAATCTACTATGACGGAAACAGTGAGGATTAATTTTAAATTCCTTCCCTTCCTTTTCGTTCAGTATCTTAGCAAATATGTCGCACCAATAATTAAATACACTCTTGTTCAATCGTTTTCTCTCACCATTCTTATACACACGCACAAACAAATCTGGAATAGTATCCTTACCTCGCTGATTTATATATAAACGAATGCATTTCTGCACCCGGTGATTGTAATATAGTCTAAACTTCTTACCGCGTTTCCCTCGTACCACATTTGTATAATATTGTTCTGTCAGCCCTTCTTTTTGAACCTGGTATACCTCATTCTTTCTAGCTGCACTGTAATAAGAAAGTGCTAAATACGTTGCTAACATATATTTTTCTTGCTCAAGTAATTCATCGATTAACCAATTAATCTGATCCTCAGTAATAAATGTAATTTCTCTAATCGGGTTCTTAGGTAAACCACGTACCCGTGAACCTACATTAAATTCATAATCATAGTCATCATCATCTGCACAAAACTCAAGTGTTGAACGTAAAGCGCTCATCAATCCATTTACACGTGCATTAGACATTCCCATCTCTTGAAAAATAATAGATAAGTTTCGAATGTCTTTACGTGTTAATTCAACCAGATTTTTATTTTCAAAGTGTTGATGTATTAGAAACAAAATAATTCGCAAATCCCAATTGTATTGTTGTAAAGTGCTTGCCGCTTTCCCTTGCGCTTTCTTTTCAATGAGAAAATCTTTGACTAGATTTTTATTTTCTTGGCTAACATGCTTTTCATAAATTACTTGGTCTACTATTCGTTTCACACTGATCATCTCCTCAAAATAAAAAGAGAAGTGAAATCACTCCTCTTGATTGATGAATTGAATTAAAGCCCTATTTTATACAAAATAAAAAAGCCTGCTTATGCACGCTTAATCTGTAATATTTAAATTAAAAAGCTCATTGCAATATGAAAAGTACTTCCACTTTGAACACCATTCACGAAAATCCCACCATCTTTTCTTACTGTAACTTCACAAAAGTTTGTATTCACTCCTCCAGTTATCATAATAGTTGGAACCGCAATGTCTTGAACAGGTCTACATCCAACTGGAAGTGTAGCAAATACTGTTGCGTTTTGCGCATTTCGAATAGAACCAATTACATTAACGTGTTCTCCACTTCTTTTATACTTCAAAATTCTATCAGGAACATTCTCTACACCAGTTGTAGGAAGGTTAATCCATCCTGTATCATACGCTTGTCTGATTGTGCCATCAGTTCGAAATTCTACTCGTTTGGACCAATCCCAAGAATCACCTTGTTCTTTTGTAGAAGGAGCAAATATCAGCTCTCCCTGTGAACCCTTATGAATAACTGATTTAAAAGAACGACTTCCTAGCACAATTGCGTTATCAATCTTAAATTCAAGTAATCCATTTATGATGTCGCCAGCTTTCTTAACAAGGTTTGTGTCCGCTTGCAGGTTAAATAAATTACTGGCAGGGTCATAGTTAAATATCCCCTTGTTTGCTGCATCAGACCATGCATACCACCTATCCAAATTGTCTACTCCTGTAGTTACCGTTGAAGATGAACCGTCTTTTGTTAAAAATCGTAATAGCTTACCGTGGACAAATCTAAGGTCACCTATCATGGTGTCTCCGCTTTTCTTAACAACATCCATAGCATTTAATTTCTTCTGTAACTCGTCCAACGTTTTCTTAATAATCTCAAACTCTGAAATATAGTTTTCGATTTTAATATTTCCTTCTTTCACATCACGTCTTAATGTAATACGAATGTCTGGTGTACTCATTCGTTCTGTACTTTTTTCCATAACAAAATAAGCTGTCCAATCATCCGATGTGGAAACAGCTTGCGAGGACAATGTGTATGAGAATACGCCATTCTTTGCATCAACAATTTCAGCATCGTCTCGAACGAACTGTCCAATTTGATTAATCGCTTCGTACTTCACTGCATACCCTGTTAAATCAACAAGTTGCCCCTTTTCTCTTACGTATACTGTAATCTTCAAGCCGTTTTTATCATTTTGTCTCGAACGAATTGTTTTGGTAAACACAGGATCTGCTAAATCTATAATAATTTCCTCATTTCGCATGACTACACCTCTCTCTAACTATTCCTTTTCACGCGTCTAGGCGGTCTTCTTTGACGTTTTACTTTGTTCCTGTGTTTTATATTTCCTTTAGGCTTTATTGGCTCTAATTCTTCGATTCTAGCATCTGTTTTGGCTACATACTCCTGAAATGCTTTAACAGTCTGCGCAATCATCCCATATAAGCCAACACCATTTTCTTTTGATTCATCCGGAAGCACAACTCCATAATGAGTTGTAATATCATTTGTTGTAAGGATTGGATCTCCTTCTTTACGTTTCATACGCATATCATACAACTCGGCTACTTCTGTCTTAAGGTTGTACTGTTTAATTTCCCAGCCCATTACCTTCTCTAACGCATCAAATTTAATATCACGTATATTTGTTTTATATTTCTTTTTAGAAGATACTTTAAAATCTGCTGCTAAAACACCGTTGAAATAAGTTCCCCCAGCACTTTTCACTTGCACATAGGTACTTTCAAAATTTCTGTTGTTCCGTAATAAGATGTTCTGAAATACGACGTCACTATCTCCACCGGGTGTCAACTTCAAATCAACAACTCGATCTCCATTTTGGCGGAAATTAAACCCTTCTTTTGCAGTGAAATAAGCACCACCTGTTCTACTTTCCAGAAAAAGATTATTTTGGCTTCTCAAAGAAGCATAGGATGCTTTTGACTCTAGTTCTAGGCTTTGATCCGCTCTTAGTTCTGCATGTCCATTTTGATTAAACGCAAGGGCCGCTGAAAAATAGACTCTGTTTGGATCACCATTTAGGTATCCATTTGATATTCCGATTCCTCCTGACTTGGGAGAACCTTCGAGTTGGTAAATTAACACTGCACCCTGCGTTGCTGTTATATCATTGTTGCCACCTAATACAATAGTGGGTTGCATGATATTACTTTGATTTATATAATAGCCCATGAAAATCCGAGTGATATACGATTCCATCAGCCTAATAAACTGTTTGGAAATAGAGACATAATTAGAATCATTGGCAGTTCTAAGAGTAGTTCCTGTTATTTCTCCGCCTCGAATCAAATTTCCATTCAATACTCCAGTTGTAATAAAATCCGCAACAATACGCCCATCTTTTGTCATTGCTATTTCATACGGACCATTTACCCCGTTTGATGAATAACCTAACCCGTTTATGTTCCACTGCCACACTTTTGAAGCTGTCATTTCATTTTTTGTATCCATAATTAGAATTCGGTCTGGATATACACGAACATTTCCACCAAATCCTGAATTGATTAGTTTTGTTGCATTTTCTTTCGCTGCACCAAGTAAAGATCCTGGCATATTTGATAAATCTTGTTGAATTTGATCTACTTTACCCGCCATGTCTGTAAAAGATTCTTTAAAGTTCCCAATGGTTACATTGATATATTCCTTTTTAATCGGATCATATTTATACGCAATGACTTTTGCTTGAATATCAATACCGTCTTCCTCATGTTTAACTGTAACAATATCTCCCATCCAGACACGCTGCAAGATTTTATATTCTTTATATTCCTCTGTTTGAGACAACTCTTGAAATTCAACCTTATATGTTGCTTTCGGTTGATCTACCATCTGAATATCAAACATAGCTTTAGCGGCTTGACGTAACCTTTTATACGCTTCTTCTACAGGTACTGCGTCTTCATCATTCGCATTTTTACCGATAGCTGCCTTTATATGATTAAATTCAATAACTCGTATTCTCGGATGCGGATACTTATTAATCAGTGGGCTATCTACATATTTTTCTGGTAATAACAATCCGTCAAACCCTTGTGGCATAATTCTGGTAGTAGGGCTTTTCCAGTCCACACTGCCTTCATACCCTAACAAATCTTTTTTATGCCTTATCACTACTCCACGGTTAGATCCTCGGCTTTTCAACATCTTTACATCAAAGTTATCTCTTTTTAATTCCCCGCCCCATCGATTTACGAATGAATTATCTTGGCTCGTATCCAACATTGCTTCAACAGGATTCTTTCGAACAATACGTGCGGTGGATATATTTGTTACATCAGAATAAAAAGTAAAAGGATGCTTATATTGACAACCTGATGACAACCTAGCCATTGCCGCACTACCATTTGTGGGCTGAATAAATATATCTTCAATCAAGTTTTCCGTTAAATCATAAAAAATATGGTAACAAACCGCTTTGATTTCTCCCATACTCACTTTAGGAGTTACCACGCGAAATAACTGATCCCCATCAGGAGTAGGAACTTTTATGATGCTCATTCCGTCAATCTTCGTTCCATATGGAGCAAATAAAGGATAATTAAAATTAAAAACAAATAAACCGTTGAGTTCTTCCTCAACAGTTGCACTATAAATATGTTTATCTAAAACACCAATTCCGTTATGCGTAAAATCTGTTTCATTTGGTTTATATAAAGTAATCATTATTTATATCTCCATCTTGGTTGAATTGAAATAAATTGAATAGCACCTGACCACTCTATTTTATTTTCTCCTATTTGGAATTCTGGAAAACCACCAATCATCTTATCATTCATTGATACTGTGCCACTGTATGCCTCTAATAATTCTGAATCTATTACAACAGAACCATTTACATCTTTAATCTGAAAAGAAACATCATTAATAAAAATTCGAAATGTACCATTCCCAGCAACGAACAACATTGGAGTTGATTCCATTGTACCTGGATTATAAATAGATCCAGGAGTACTCAACATTATGTTTGCATCTTCTGTATACTCAAACGGATCAAGCGTAAAGTCGACTTCAAACTCACCATGTTCTTCAATTTCATTTGCAATATCACCTACTACAACATGTTTAATTTTTCGATACACATCATCATCTGTAAAATATAGTGTCTTGCCATTCATCAACCAAGCCTTCATGCGCCGAACTAATGGCTTAATATTCTCTTCTTCAAGCATATTGAACTTTATTTTTAAAGGGACGTCTTTAAACGCCCCTTTTTTTGTAAGTGAACCATGTCTACCCGGCACTTCAATATGTTCTACTTCCTGTTCTGCTGTAGGAATAACAGGGCGTTCTACCATACATATTCCATAGTCACTTGCTAACTGATTATCGATACCTATGTCTAGCAATTTAAGTCCTCCCTATTCCTATTTTTACATTACGGCCACGCTCAGCAAACCAATCATTTGCTTTTTCAAACATGCGATCAACATCACGTTCATTATTAATTGTGTTATAAAAATTAATTTCTACAGGACCGCTATCAATTTGTTGAACAATCGGTTGAACTGCTCCTGTTGCTAATGCTGACAGATTAGAAGCGATGTTATCTTGTTTGTTTATCCCATATAAATTCAACTTTTTAAAAGTATCATCAACCATGTTTGAAATATTATTAAGTGCGGATTGTAACCCATTACTTTTGTTTGTCTTTTGGTTTGGAGCATTATAAAAGTCTCTAAAAATTTGCTCTCTGAAACCAGATATTTTTTTACCAATTTCTAGCCACTTATTCGAATTGTTAAATTCTTTTAGTATATCTTGAGCTGGGTCTCCTCCCTCTAGTATGCTACGAATATACCGCGCAATAGGACTATCGTCTTCTACTCCATCAAGAGTGAACTGTTCTAATTCTTTCCCAACTGCTTTTAATGCATCTCTCATATCCATTGGTAAATGAGTAATCCAATCATTAAGATAATCTCCATCATATAAAATTGCTTCAAAATAACTCCGAAGAGGATTGTTATTCATCATGTCATTTACAGTGGAGCTATTGAAAGTATTTAATGTTGTTTCTAATACTGAATATACTGAATTCGCTAAGTTTTTAGCTGCTGCAAGAACTGTTGAAATTGATTGTTCCATACCAACAGCTAGCCCCGCACCAACTTGTTTACCAACCTGATCCCTCATTTTTCGAGATGGACTATGGATGTCGAAGAAGGAAGTAAAACCATCAAGAATATCGTTACCTATAGACTTCACCTTACTTAACACTTTACCAGCCATGCTACCTAGACCATCTATCAATCCACTTATGATATCTTTACCTATCTTAAATAGATCGATTTTTCTTAATGTGTCAACGATTTTCGGTACAATATCTGTTACAATTGTCGAACCTAATTGCCCTACCATGCTGACAATCCCTTTTATTAAAGCCCAAATTAGTTGAACACCAGCTTCAAGGATTTTAGGTAGATTCTTAATTAACTCTCCTGCTAAAGTAACAATTAGCTTTAATGCGGCTGCAATTAATTCCGGTATTACCTTTACAATCCCAGCAATCAACATAAGTAAAATTTTCACACCAGCTTCAATTATCTTCGGCAAGTTTGCAATTAATGTGGATGCTATTTTGACAATTAAATCTAATGCTGCATTAATAAGCTGTGGTAACACTTTTACAATTCCATCAATAATGGCCATTAAAATCTTTACACCGGATTCAATTATTTTAGGTAAGTTTGTTAATAAAGTATCCGCCACTTTGGTGATAAGATTTATCGCTAAATCAATAAGTTGCGGTAGCATTTTAATGATTCCGTCTATTAAGCTAGTTAAAACCTTAACACCAGCTTCAATAATCATAGGTAAATTCGCTGTAATGGCTTCAATTAAAGTTGTAATGACTGTAATAATTGCTAAAGCAATCATAGGTAAAGCTTGTGTGATTCCTGTAATTAATGAGACTAATAAATTTATTCCCATTTCAATTAGCTGAGGTAAAAATGACATAATTCCATTAATAATAGTTTGAATAATCGTTACAGCTATTTGGATTAACTGAGGGAGCATCTGCATAATTCCGTTTATTAAGGTTAGAATCAATTGAAGTCCTGTTTCTATCAGTGTAGGTAAGACTTGTACAATTCCAGAAATTAAAGTTTGAATGATTTGTATTCCCATTTGAACAATCATAGGGAGATAGGTAGCAATCATCTGTGAAATTGTGTTTATAATCCCAACAATGGCTTCAAGCATAATTGGAGCCGCTACAACCAAACCGTTCACGAGGTTTGAAATCATTTGTGATCCCGCTTCAAGAAATTGCGGTAATACTGTTGTTACGAAATTAGCTATATTGGTAAAAATATTTGTTATGGTTTCAATTATAATTCCGGAGTTTGCATTCAAATACTCTGCAATGGCTGGCAAATAACGAGATACAGAGATAAGAACACCGGGAAGCCCACCAATAATTGCTCCCGCTATAGTAGGACCAATGGTTTTAAAAATCTCACCTAACTGACTAAAATCACCAGAAAAAACAGCTTTTACTGCATCAAAAAGATGAAGACAAGCTTCACGTATCTTACTAACTGCCAACCCTATTATTTCAGCCGCATTTTGAAAACCTTTTGGTAAATGAGTAATCCAATCATTTAAATAATCTCCATCAACAGCCGTATAGAATAGATATTTACCTAGTGAAGATAATGCGTGTCCAAAGTTTTGAACACTTTCAATTACATTCGTAATGCTATTTCTAAACCCTTCATTGGTTTGCCATAAATTTCGCATCCAAATAATCAATCCAGCAATGGCTGCCGATGCGGCTATCACTCCACCTGCTACTAATGCAACTGGACCAGCAACAGCCCCAATACTTACACCCAATATACCAGCTATACTGGATAAGGTGACAAATACTGGGGCTAACGCCATACATGCTCCAACAAGAATTCCGAGCGCAGTTACAATTGTTGTTATAGCTGCTGCTAATGCTGGATGTTCTGAAACAAAGCTCGCAAAAGCACTAATTACATCAGCAATGACTCCCAAAACAGGTTCAAGTGCCATTTTTAAGTCGTTCATAGCTTTTTGAAACTTTACAGCTGGGCTGGCATCCATTTTCTTAATCATTTCATTTAGCTGTTCTTGATTCTTGTTTAAATCTATAACTTTATCTTGAGCGCCAATAAGTGTATTGGTGATATTCTGGCCTTGATCTTCATACATCGTTCCGAAAAGCTTAACACCAATCTCATTTCGCTTTGTTTCATCTTCAATACTAGCCAATGCTTTAGCAATCTCTGTCATGGCGGCCGAACCTTCTTTACCGCCTTTAGCGACAGATTTCCCCCACTTTTCTAACTGATCAGCCGAAATTTTAGTGCCTTCAAGAGCTTCTTTCATAGACTTGTCGACACCTTGACCAAATTCAGCCGCTTTAACACGACCTTCTTTTAGTCCATCTAAGAGATTATCAATCATTTACATTCAACGTGATTCGCAAGGTCACGCCCGTTCTCTATGAACTGCTATACGTCACCGTATAGATTAGACTATATCTTCAACTACTTGAGTTGCTCCCCGTTTCGAGTGTCATATGCTTACACCCTACGTCTTTCGACTAGTCGTTGCACGTTCCTTAATTAAAAGGCTTCGCTCAGTATTGTCTCATTTGAGAGTTTCACTGAATTAA